GAAGAGGGTGGCGAATGGCGTAAAGAGTGGTTTCCGATAGTTGATAAGTCAGAAGTGCCTTTACAGTCTTTAAAGTGGGAATTAATTATCGATGGTGCTTATACTAAAAATACAGCAAACGACCCAAGTGGATTTCAAATAGGTGCAAAATGGGATAATAACTATGTGATACTTTCAAGCATAGATAAGTATTTAGAAATGCCCGAATTATTAAAGTTCATTCCTAATTACATCGATAGTTCAGGTGTTACTGTTTCTATGACTTTAGTAGAACCTAAAGCATCCGGTAAATCAATTAAGCAAATGATTTACAACGAAACCAAACTTAATATAACAGAGATTAAAACAAATTTTGTTAATAGTTCAAAAATTGAAAACGCTCGTGCTTGTTCCCCTTACATTGAAAGCGGTAGAGTTATTTTAATAAAAGGCAGTTGGAACGATGCGTTTTTACAACAAGTAGGTATGTTTCCAAATGCAAAGCACGATGAGCATATAGATATAACGTGTTATGGAATAGAACGCAACCTTATGAGTAACTCTTTTTTTACATTCTAAAAAAAAATATTTCTTATTTATATCAATTCTAAATAAAATTTATATCTTTGTAGTTATTAAAACTACTTTTAATGGATAGAATAGAATTTAAACAATTAGCATACGACTTGAAAGAGTTGGACGAAAGCAAAGGAGTTGTAACGGCTTACGCTAACGTTTACAATGTTAAAGATAGCGATGGGGATATTTCCGCTTATGGTTCTTTTGAAAAGACAGTATCTGAAAACTTTAAACGTATTCGAGTATTAAAAGACCATAACCCTACTATGATGATTGGAGTGCCTTTGGTGATTGACACCAAAGATACTTATGGATTGTTGACTACTACCCAATTCAATATGAAAAAGGATATGGGTAAGGATATGTTTACCGATGTTAAACTTATGCACGAAAACAACCTAAATGCAGAGTTAAGTATTGGCTATAAGGTAATGAGTAGAGATGCTAAAAACAAATCAATCATAACCGAGTATAAACTTGGGGAATATTCTTTTTTATCTAGCTGGGGAGCAAATCAATTTTCTACAGTTCAAGGAATAAAGTCTATAAAAGGGCATTACGGTATAATGGAACTTATAGAGAAATCATACAATTTGGATTATTCAGATTCAAGACTAAGACAGATTGAAATATTATTAAAAGCACTTACAGACGAGCCGTCAGAAACTGACACTTTAACGAATGAGCCGCTTATCATAGAAACGTTAAAATCATTTACAAACTCGTTAAACATTAAATAAAAATGGACGAAAAGTTATTAGCCGAATTGGCAAACATTAAAAGCGGTTTAGAAACAAAAACCACTTTAGAAGTAAAAAACGCAATTGAAGCGTTTGAAATTAAATTAAGTGCATCAAACAAAGCGCAATTTGAAACAGAATTGAAAGCTGCTAAAGATGAACTAGAAGCGAAATTCGCTGCTGACATTAAAGCGGTACAAGACCACGCTGATAAATTGGATGTTAAATTGCAAGAGAAAGCTGCAACAACTGAAAACGTTGATTTCTTAGCAAAAGCAATTAGCGACAATATCGATGCTATCAAAGAAGTAAAAAGCGGAAAATCATTCCAAACTAAAGCGGTTGCCAATATGACTACTGCAAACCTTTCAGGAACAAAGCCAAGAAATATTAACTTTGATGTTGTTACATTACCATCTCAAATGGTTAACATTGAGGATTTAGCTGGAACTGTTGTTGCTGACACAGGGAATTATACTTATACTCGTGAAACAGGTGCAGAGGGTTCGATTTCTGCTCCAGGTTCAGAGGGCGGTGCAAAATCTCAAAAAGATTACGACTTTACAGCTTTTGATGTAGCAACTGACTTCATCGCTGGGTTTACTCGTTACTCTAAGAAAATGAGAAACAACTTAACGTATATCGTTAACACTATTCCTCAACTTTTACGTAGAGATTACTACAAAGCTGAAAACGCTGCGTTTCAAACTGTTTTAGCTGCTGCTGCAACTGCATCAACTGAAATCATTACTGGAAAAACTAAAGCTGAAATGCTTATCAACGAGATTGGTAAATTACAAGATGCTGACTATGATAACACAAACTTTATCGTTGTTAAGCCAACTGACTACCTTTCTATATTGAAAACTGCTCAAATGGATTTAGCATCTGCCGTTACTTACGAAGGTGGTATCTTAAGAGTTGCGGGTGTTCAAGTGTTGAAAGCTTCTTCTTGGTTACCAGCTAACAAGTATTACGTAGCAGACTGGTCGAGAGTTAACAAAATTGTTACTGAGGGATTGTCTTTAGAGTTTTCAGAAACAGAAGGAACAAACTTTGTAGCTAACAATATTACTGCTAGAATTGAAGCACAAGTTGCTTTAGCGGTTGAGCAACCTGCTGCGGTTATTTATGGTGACTTTACTGCTACGGCATAATATTTCTTTTTTGTTTTAGTTATTAATTTGAAAACCCTTTGCAATTTGTAAAGGGTTTTTTTATATCTTTGAATTATTAATTAAAATCTAAACATTATGAAAAAATTATTTATTATTTTAGTTTTAACTTTGGTAAGTTGTTCAACAGATAGCGAACCACAACAAACACAAAGCGAGTGTTACACTATTATAGCTAGAGGAATTGATGCAAGAGGAAATTATATTATAATAAATTATGGCGGTTTTGCTCAAAAAAGATATTCAGTAGAAAATTATTTAGATTGGATAAACCAAACTAAAATATGCGAACCTATAACATTAACAGAACAACCACTATGAAGTATAAAGTATTAAAACAGTTTTTTAAACTTTCAGACAAAACCACTTATAAAGTAGGTGATGAAATAGAATTAACCGAAACTGAAGCAAACGAAAAAGCTAAAGACGGTTTAATTGAGTTTGAAGTTGTAAAACCAAAAAACAAAAAAAATGACTAATTATACAGATGTAATATCTTTAGAACAAGCCAAGCTTTATCTTAAAATAGATGTAGGTCAAACTATTACAGATGATGAAATTACCAGTATGATAAACAGTGCTTTGTCTTTTATAGAAAAGCGTACACAACATATATTTAAAACTCGTAACAAGGTTTATTATAAAGATTGTGCTTTAGTTCAACAAACTACTGTTTATGATTATCCGATTAACAATCCCGAAGGCGAAGGGTACATTGCAAATATTGAGTATAAAACCAATAAAGCAATAGTTCCAACTGTTAATGGTTTTGTAACTTTAAACATAGGTTATGATAGTGTTGATAATATTCCAAGCGAGTTAATAGATAGTGCCTTACAACTGATTAACTTTTGGTTTTATAATTCAGAAACTAAAAACGCAATGAATACTATTCCTGACTTTGTTTTGTCTAATTTAGATGTAAATAGACGTTTTGTGTAATGATAAGTAGAAAATACACTAAATATATTGAACTTTGGAAAACTGTAACGGTTGCCGATGGTTATGGTGGTAACATTGTAACTACTGAATTAGACGTGCCTTTATGGTCAAACGTAACAGCAAAGCGTTCAAGTAGATTGAATGAAAACGGACAAAATGATAACTTTATTCAAACTATTTTTACTGTAAGAAATCGTTATGATATGGATATTTCTATAAAAGATAATTTTATTAAATATAACAATTTAATCTATAATATAGATAGTGTGTTAAATAAGGATTTAGATAATATCGATATTGAAATACAAGCCACTCAAAGAGAATAATGGAAATAAAAGGCGTAAATACTGTTATTGCTAATTTACGAAAGTACGGCAAAGAAGCTGAAAAGGATATTGAAGGCGTTACTGAATTAGTAGCACGTAATATTGAAAAGAACGCTAAAAGTTCTGCTCCTGCTAACTTTGGTAAACTAGGGCAATCTATTCAAGCGGTTAAAGAAAACCCTTTAAATTGGAAGGTTGAAGCTGGTGGCGTTATTGCTCCTTATGCTCCATTTGTTGAGTTTGGAACGGGTGGTTTAGTTCAAGTGCCAAATGAGTTAAAAGAAATAGCGATTAAGTTTAAAGGCAAAGGAATAAAGCAAATCAATTTACCCGCTAGACCTTTTCTATATCCCGCCTTATTGCGAGGCAGAACAGAGTATTTAGATAAATTAAAAAAAGTATTAGACAAGTATGGTAAATCCAAATAAATACGTTAGAAAAGCGTTATATGATGCTATAAGTGTCGAATACCCTTGTTTTGATATGCAAGTAACGGGAAATACAAATCCTACTCAATACGTGCTTATTTCAACGCAAGACAAAGAGCATAGCAGACCGACTAAATGCAACGGGCGTTGGGTAACTTATACGTTACTTGATATAGTTTGTATTTATAACGGTGCGGGTAATGTAGGTAGTAGATTAGTTAACGACGATATGGAAACCGCTATACTAGGATTGATTGAAAATATTACAGTTGATGGATATACAGTTATCAGTCAAGGACACGAATTTCCAAGCAATTTAGATAGTTCTACATCAACGCAAACAGTTTATCGAAATTTTATCAGAGTTGTTTTAACTTTAGAATAAAAAAGTAGTGTTTAACACTACATTATAAATAAAAAATATTATCTTTGAAATAAAAATTTAAAATATAGAAAATATGAGCATAAGAGGGGAAAAAGGAATACTTTACATTTGGGCAAGTGCAGCTTGGAAGCCAGTCGCTTGTTTGACTTCAAATGGTTTAAACACAACTTTAGCAATGATTGAAAGTACTACTAAATGCTTTCCAGGCGTTGTTAAAAAAACACCAGGTACATTTAGCTATTCAGTAGATGCTGAGGGTGAATATATCGACACAACAACTGCGGGAGGTGATACTGCAAAACAGTCACACGATGCTTTGTTTTTATTGCAACAAAACAAAACTTTAGTAGAGTGGAAACTTGATACAAATATTGACGATGCAACATCGGTTAAATATTTCGGTGAGGCGTACATTACTGACTTAACTGCAACTTTCGGAAGTGGTGACGAGGTTACAACTTTTAGTTTAACTTTAGACGGTGACGGTGCAATAGTATTAACTGATCCAAACGATTAATGAAACAAATAACGCTTAACATTGGAGGCGAGGATAGAGTTTTCTATTTCGGTTTAGGGTTCTTAGGAAATCTATTAGAAAGCGAAAATATAGCAATGAATGAAATCGATGCTAAACTAGCTGAAAACCCTTTTAAATGGATTCCGTTAATAATGTTTTATTCTTGCGCTTATGGTTTTAAGCGTAAAGGCGAGTTTGCTCCTTTTGATGCTTTTTCTGTATCGGATTGGATTGACGAGGTTGGAATGGATAGCGAAGTAGTTACTGACTTTTTTAAGGCATTTACTCAATCGTTAACAAAGGATGTGCCACAAGATAAAAAAAAAGTGACGAAAACAACGATAAAATAAACTGGAGCGAGGATGTAATAAGTTTTGCTTTGGGTGAATTGAGAATGTCGAGTTTGGAAGCGGTTTACGATATGACGTGGGCGGAGTTTCAAATTCGACTTTTTGCATATAGAAGGAAGGATTTATACGATTGGATTAAGTTAAGGGAGTTAATGTGGAGTACATATATCGCACCACATCAAGACCCTAAAAAGATGGCTAAACGTAAAGAACAGTTTTTGCCATTAGAAATAGACAAGAAATCAAAAGGCGGTGTATCGCAACATCAAAAAGATATTTTTTTAAAAGAGTTTGAAAAGTATCAACAAATAATAAAAGCTAAAGAGTTATAAAATGGCTGGAGGAAAATTAGAGGTTCAGATTGGAGCGGATATAACCGACTTTGAGAAAAAAATCAAAGAGGTTGAATTTGATATAAAGGAACTGTCAAAGGTTAAACTTGACCGTTTAAAAGTTGGTTTAGATACATCCGAAATAAACGCTCAAATTAAGGATGCCAAAAACAATCTTAAGTCTTTACAAACTACTGTAAAAGATACGGGAGGGTCGTTTACTTCTATGACCCCTAAGGTTGCCAATGCGGGTAATACATTGACTCAATTTAGTAGAATAGCACAAGACGCTCCATTTGGTATTATTGGTATTGGCAATAACATTACTGCTACTGCTGAAAGTTTCTCTTATTTAAAAGCGCAAACTGGAAGTACGGGCGGAGCGTTAAAAGCTTTAGCTTCATCTATAACGGGAACGGGAGGACTTCTTTTAGGGGTTTCTTTACTTACTACTGGTTTTACATTATTGGCTCAAAGTGGTTTAAGTGTTGGCGATGTTGTCGATAAGATAACGGGAAGATTTAATGAGTCTAGAGCTGAATTGCAAAAATTAAATCAAGAAGCTGCTAAAAGTTCAGGAACAGAAATAGCAAATACAAAAGCTTTAATTTCACTTGCTCAAGATGAAACAAAAAGCCGAGAAGATAGATTAATTGCAGTTAAGGAATTACAAAAGGAGTTCCCCGCTTATTTTGGTAATCTTTCAAAAGAAAAAATATTAAACGGAGATTTAACTGGAGTTACTAAAGAATTAACTGCTGCTATAATAGCAAGAGCTCAAGCGAGTGCCTTTGCTGGAAAAATCGGTGAATTAGCATCTGCAGAACTTGTTTTAAATTATAAGTTAATAAAAGCAAAAGAAGATTTAGTAAAAGCGCAACAAGATTTAAATAGAGAGAATGCAGCATCTGTAAATACATCGGGTCAAATTCTTAGTGGAACAAATCAAAACCAATTTAATGCTGCTACACGTATAGCTAACATAAAAAATGATTTAAAGGATATTCGAGCAGATTTAGCAAAGAATAAAGCGTCGCAAGATGTTTATACTGAGGCAATAGAAAAAACAACTGCTGCTAGTATAAAATTAAGGGATGAAGCAACAAAGACAGGTAAAACATTCAATACTCCACAAGTATCGGGAATACCTAATATAATTCCCGCTCCTATGTTTGACAGTAATGGAATAACTACTTTTAACGGTCAAGTTGATGCTTTTGGAAATAAAATAAGAGAATTACCTGGCGTAATAAAATCCTCTTTAGTACAAATACCAATATTAGTAGACCAGGCATTAGTGCAATATACTGCAATAATGCAACAATTTACTTCTCAATTAAATGAGTTAATACAAAACTCTGTTCCCGAAGCTATTGCTAATCTAGGGAATGCTTTAGGAACTGCATTAGCAACGGGTGGCGATGTAGTTAATGCTTTGGGTACTTCATTGCTTCAATCTTTAGGGTCATTTATATCCGAATTGGGTAGGATGCTTATTCAATACGGTTTATTATTAGTTGGTTTTGGTAAGGCGCAATTAGCATTCCAAGCGGGTGACCCAGTTACTAAAATCGGTGCGGGTATTGCTATGATTGCTTTGGGTGTTGCTGCAAGTGCTGCGGGTGCTGCAATCGGTTCTTTTGCTTCGGGCAATGGTCGAGGTGGTGGCGGTAGAACTTCAAACGCTTCGGGTTCGGGTGCAAATAATAGCAGTTTCACAAGTAGTGGCTTTAGTTCTCGTGGTGACGGTGGCGGAACAGTAGTTTTTGAAATCGCAGGGCAAAAACTAATAGGAGTTTTGAGTAATACAATTAACGCAAACAGAAGACTTGGCGGTCAATTAGGTTTAGGATAATGGCAAAGAAAATAAATATTGAATTTAGTGCGCAACCCATAACAACGGGGCAAGGTTTCTTATACAATATTCAAGT